GGGAAGTATCGGGCAATACTGTCTGCGTTTTCGTAGAACTGGGCTGTGCCGCCTACGCGCTGGATAGAAGCCTGATTGATGATGAGCTTGTCATCAAAGGCGAATACGAGGTTGCGGTAAGGGATATCGCCGGTCTGATTAAACTCGATAGGAGTTCCAGAGATAGATGAAGCAACTGTGTTTCTATCTTTGAATACTGCTGTGCCTGAGCCGTTGATAAAGAACGCGCCTTGCTCTGAGAACTCTGCGTTCTTGATGGCATTAAGGCTTGTCCGAAGTGTTCCAGGGTCTGCAATACATAGAGACTGTCCAGTAGCGATTGTGCGCATATTGGAAGGGAAGTCCACTTGATCTAATATCTTGCCTATGCGTGTGCCAGTTGCCTGTCCTGCGCCTGAGTCTGTGACTGTTGTGACTTGGGCTAGGTTAAACAAGCGGAAGGCATCTGCAATGTAAATATCGACATAACCCATCTGCTCTGCTTGGTCATAGGTATATCGGTATTCAGTTGTATAGCCTGAGAATAAGAACTCCTGCGCTGTCGCTGTTGTAGCTGAGATACGCACCTTGCGCAGAGGCACTAGATAGCCGTAATACGGGCTTGATGTGTTCTGTGGGTTAAAGTATGAATCTGGGTCTGTAATGCGTACAACGGCTGTGCCAGCAATGTAGGTATCTGCTTGGATATCTCTGCCGCGGTTGATAGTTATATTGATGACATTAGGAGTTAGATCAACAATGGGAACTGGAACTGTAGATGAGCCAAGTGTGCCTGTACCTAGAACTCCGTACTTAGCATCGCCGATAGTAAATGGGTAGCCGAAAGTAGCACCAGAACTAAAGTCGAAGGATACGGATATCTCGGCAGGTAAAGCCATTAGCGACCTGCAAAGCTTCCGTAGGTTCTATTAACACTCGATGAGATACCTGAGAGAGATGAGTCTTGTAGCGCTGTCGCTATTGCCTTGCCATCGATATTAACAGATACCTGAATCGGTCCAGTCAGGTTAGATTGTTCTTCTGCTCTGCGGAAACTGCCCGGAGTTGATCTAGGGAATGGTGTCACATTAGTTGTTGGAACTTCAGGTATCTCAGGGAATGAAGGATTGTTATTCCAGCCTAAAGAACTGTTGAAATTAGGATCGCCCGTAACTATTAAAGAAGCCTTCTTGGCAAGCATATCGAGGTACGCTCCCCATGAAGCAAACGGGTTCTTAGCATCTGGAAGGCTTGCTAGGTATCCTGCGAGCTTCTCGCCTAAGCCTTGAGCAATTGCTATTTCATTAGTTAGTTTCTTGGCTTCTGATACATTGCCAGTAATCAAAGCAAACTGGAGTTCTACTCGCTTACGATCTTCATCAGATAACTTACCCTTAAGGGCAGCAATGAGTTGCACTTGCTCTAGGTCAAAGATAGACCCAGCCTTTTTAAGTGCTGCTTGCTTCTTCTGCTCTGCTGTAAGAGCCTTGCTTGCCTTGACTTGAGCATCTTGAAGTTTCTTAAGCTGATCCTGACGCTTCTTTTCTGCTGCGGCTGACGAATCATAAAGGTTAGCTTGTGCGCCACCCATAAAGCGGCGACCTGCTCTTGGGCGTTCCTGTGCTTCATTACCTAATTTAGCCAATTGACCAATTAAGCCATACTCAAAGTTAGCGGATAGCAACTTGCCAAGAAGTCCACCGCTGATTGCTTTGTCAAAGGCGGTGAACTTGCCAGCCAAGACTCCAACGCCACGAATAGCATCAGCAGTAAAGTTAGATAAGCTGCTCATGGCATCAGCGACATCTTGGATATCTCCATCTTTGCCACCGGCTAGAGCTAGTGCATCGACTAAGCCTTTGCCAATTGTCTCCTGAGCGTTGCCCGCTGCAACCGTGAGAACCTGCAACTTGCCAGCATAGGTTTCGAGGAAGGCTGCGTTAGCGCCTGAGAATTGAGCATTGAAGCGTTGCTGTACTTCTGTGAATGAGACGGTTGTGAGCTGTGCTTTGGTAAGCCCAAGGTTGTATTTTCTTAATCCTCTGGTGTTGCCGTTATAGGCATTAGCCAAGTCCTGAGATACGGTTGTGAGATCGATGCCACTTGCTCTTGAGGCTTCGATAGCCATCGTCAAGAGTTCCTGAGACTTAGTTAGTGATCCGGTTGTAGTCAGCAATGCTTGGAAGGCAGGGCGAAGCTGATCATCAAGGACTGCGCTGCTTGACTCGAGTTTAGAGATGTAGTTATCAATCTGAGGTTGTGCAAAGGCTAGACCTAGATTCTTAACCGCTGTGGATAGGCGATTGGCTGCTGCTTCATCTTCTGCAAAGGCTTTGACTGATGCCTTGCCGAAAGCAACAATCTTGGTAAGCGCAAAGACTGATACAAGCTGCTTGCCTAGTTTGCCAACTGCCTTGTCAAGTGAACTGGTTGCCTTCTGTGCCTTAGTAAAGGCTGCCTTGCCGGTGAACTCGGAAGCAATATCAACTCTTAAATCTGCCACTAGACTGGTCTCCTTGCATTAAATTTAGCCGCTGAAGTCTCAATTGCTTTGAGAACTCCTGCTGTCGCTTTGCCACGATCTTCTTCAAAGGCTCTGAAGATTGCTCTACCTGTCATCTTCTGACCTTGACCAACGAGCTGACCGCCGAGCTTTGGAGTGAACTTTCCAGTAACCCCAGACTTGCGACCGGCTGTCTCATAGATAGCACCGGCAGCAGACTTATTAAAGATAGATGCCAAGGCTCTAAATCCTCGACGATTGGCTTTGCTTGGGCTGCTTTTGTAGCTGATGCTACGGCTGATCTGAGTTCTGTCATAATAACGATTAGCCCAGCGACCCTTAGCGCCCTCGCGCTTAAGCCAACCAGATGGCACTTCTGAGTTAGAAGGCAGGAAGCCTCGAGCGTTCCTAGTTACCGGCTTAAGAAAATTAGCAATTTCTTTGGTTGTCTCTTTGGCTAAATCCGGCTCAAAGTTACGCAATGCTTTACGAAGAGCGACGGCGCCTTGCAGTTGAACTGGCATCGCTTCGCTCCTTCCCTATGTCCTTGAGGACTTCTAAATGTGCCTTGAACGCCATCGGTGATAACTCAACAATGGTTTGGAAGGGAACTCCATACTCGTAACTCAAGCGAGCTGCGAGATAGGTGAGGGAGTTCCGATCTACCCTAAAGGGTCAGACTCTAAGTCCTCAACTGACTTGAGAGTCTCAAGGAATCCTTCCCCGAAAGGTTTGACTGTTTCACCCGAACGCCTAATTGCTTCCCAGCAGAGCCAGTAAACATCTGACTGCTTCTGGTCTTCTATCAGAGCTTTGTGAAAGCCCTTCTTGGCGTATTGCTCGAAGGCATACTCAATCAGTGGAGTAATCTCGTACTCTGTTACTGAATTGTCAGCCCTTGTTACCTTTAGCTTTGCCATGTTTAGCCCCTTAGTTTCTTATTAGGAAGTTGTTACAGCGATTGTACCTGATACGTTGAATGTCAGGCTCTGTGTTGATAAATCAGCAACTGAACCGTTGATATCGGTTGTGTTGTTGATAAGGCAAGTCATTGTGTAAAGAGGGTTTGTCGCAGATGTAGCAGCAGAAGTCTGCTTGACTGTAACTGTTGTGTTAGTTCCCCATACGGCTTGAAGTGTCTGGAGTGTCTCTGCTGATGCTGTGTCATTGAGAAGGTCGATTGTGATGCTTGATGCTTCCAAGCCCTTTACGAACTTATGACCAGAATCGCCCATTGCTGTGACTTCGAGCTCGTCGAATGAACGGTTGATTGTGACTGCTGTGACGTGGTCTGAGAGATCAACTGAATTGATTGTCAGTACAACGCCGTTATTTAAGAATACTGCCATTTCAGTTATTCCTCATCTTTCTTAGTAGTTGATTTTGGTGCTGGTGCTGCTGGTGGAACTTGACCGATCTTGATTAGAAAGTCGGCTTGCTCCTTTGTCCAATCGCTCATCGATTAGCTCCATTCCGTTAGGGTGCTGACCTGTATTGTACAACTCAGCAAATCGCCGGTAGGTAGGCTGAGAACCGCTGGTGCGCTCACGCTCCCTACGTTGAACACAATGCTTGATGCTTCCAAGAGCTGGAAGACTCGCACGATGTCATCTTCAATGCCTGCAAGATTGCCTTGATTATCTAGCAATGGCACAAGTATGTTTATTGAAAAATTAGCAAGAGGAGCGATTGAGGTGTAATCGTTATTGGTCGGCGTGATATATGGATCAGCAGGGCTAATGATTACAGAATTAGCAATAGGGGTTGCTGGTGGGTATGAGAATATTGACCACTTGGTGTTATCAGTAAGAGTTGAGGCAATGCTAGATCGTAGGGTTGTTATGGCTGGCATTAGCCCACCATTGAGTTAGGGCTTAAATATGGTGCAAGTAAGCCACGGACTCGAGCCATGAGCTGATTAGACATTGTGTAAGGGCTTGGAGCGAATCCATCGATGCTTACGCCTTGTCCTGTTGGGGCTTGACGAGCTTGCCAGATTGCCACGCTAATCATGAGGCTTGCCTCTTGGACTGCTGCAATAGTTGTGTAATCAACATAGGTATCTGCCGCAACCTGACCATAAGGGTTGATTGGGTGATAAGGATTGTCGCTGGTGTGAGTTGTTGTGACATTGAAGCTTTTCTCGCCAACGCCGGTGATTGTCTTAGTTCCATTGAACTTAGTACCGGACTTAGTAATCACAACTGACTGTCCTACATAGAACACATCTTGCACATAGTCGTTAAAGTAAAGAGTTCCTACTGTGCCGACATTACTGTGTGCAATAGTAGGAGTCGTATTAGTCCATAGAAAGGGCAACATGACATCATCAGATGCATCGCAGACTGACTGCAATACGGCATCAGTATAGAGAGTTCCGATACCTAGTGCGGTACGAAGCTCTGCGACTGTTGTGATGCTCATTGTTATCCTTTCTAAAGACTCAAGGGAGCTGCAAGGGCTCTGGCAGCCCCCTTGAGCGACTTAGGTGGCTTATGCCTTGTTGTTCTTAAATGCGCCAGCGCCAACCTTGGTTGCGATTGCGCCGAAGCCGTAGTAACCGATTGTTACCTGACCTGCAGCTGTTGATTCAGCGCGTAGGCGGTATGTTGGTGACTCGTACCATGTGTAAGCATCTGGGTTCACGATAAGGATTGTTCCATCGCCATCGCCTGCGTTTGTTGGATCAACATAGAGGTTAAGTCCCGCAACGTTACCAAGAAGTGATGTAGGCGCTACCTGTCCGCCTGCGTTCATTGGCTGTGATGCTGTGTAAATTGGGCGACCTGAATCGTTAAGTGACATAATGTTTGACCATTGTCCTGTAGATACGACCATGTTGCGAGCAAATGGGTTTGCAAGTCCTGCAGTTGCAGCATAGACAGAAGCTGAACCGCGAGCAACGATACCGAGAAGCTCTGCAGCTGTTGGGTAAGTTACTGTTGTTGTTGCGTCTGCTGTTGCACCTGCAATAAGAGCAGCGTTTACTGCTGCGTTAGTTGTCTTTGCATAAGCTGCTGCCATGTTGCGGACAAGCTCATCAAAGAATGCTGGTGAAGTACGATCTAGCAATTCAACAGAGAATGTCTGCTGTCCGGCATACTTCTTGACTGATACTGAGAGGAATGCTGCGTTCTGATCTGTGTCAGAGAATGCTGCGTCTTCTGCTGTTTCAGCAACAGTTGGCATCTGTGTAATCTTTGGAATCTCAAAAGTCATACCTGCATCTGGAAGCACTCCACGAGAGATTGCATCGATTGATGGGCGGATTGTTGTTCCGAGTGGGTTGATGATTTCAGAGAGCTGACGAGTTGGTACAAGACCAGCGTTGTCAGTTGTGTTGTCTGCTGCCAAGAGGTACTGACGAGCTGACTCATCGCCGAGTGCTGCGCGAATTGTGTTCTCTGCATACTTTGCAGCTGTTACTTCAATGCGTGGCTTTGTGTAAGCCATTGCTGTTACAGCAGGGCGAGCAGCTTCAACTGCGGCAGCCTCAACTGTAGGTGTTGCTTCGACTGCTGAAGTGGTTTCTTCCACGGTGGCTGTCTCGCTTTCTGTTGGTTGGATGGTTTGTTCTGCATCAGATTCTTCTGCTGCAATATCAGTAACCTGAGCAGACTTAAATGCTGGCTCTGTTACTAAAC